CAGGCCATTGAGTACAGTGAAGACCCAAAGGGAACAGGTGAGAAAGGCCCATCATGGGAAGATCGATGTGGCGCTATTGCTTCAATTGAATGCCCTGCGTGCAAAGCTTACTGTGAGTTGCTGGTATGGGGTGACTATCGAGATAATACACAGGCCTTTGCTGAGGTTTGTAAGTACATTGCAAATATCCTGTATTCCGCAGCAGGTGAAAAAGTGAATCGTCAAAAATTTGATTTGCAGTTGTTTTGCTACAAGGTTGCAAAGATGGGTGTCTTCTATAATTTGCGACCAAAATTGAAAGAAGAAAGAACGCTTCAGGGGCAGCTAAACTTCTTTGGCATTACGGAGGTGAATGCCGATGGGTTTGCAAAGCGACACAAGTATCTATCCTTCATGGTTGAAAATATCCTTGAAGGATTCCATGAGGAAATTGATTTTTATGCGGATGAATATCGTAAAAAATTAAGAGATTGACACCTAAACGTCTCTAAG